ATGAAGGGCAACGTCGCGAAGTTCGCTCCGCTCGAGTACGAGATGTGCTCGGCCGCGGCCGGCACGATGGACTCGGCCGTGGTGACGAAGGACATGGTGACGACCGTCGACTCGCTCGGCGGCTTCATCGTGCCGAACCAAGTCATGTCGGCCCAGATCATCCCGCTGCTGCAAGCGGCGGTCGTGGCCTATCAGGCCGGCACCGTGCGCATGTCTGGCTTCACCGGCTCGCCGGTGCAGATCCCGAAGATCACGGGCGCGACCACGGCCTACTGGCTGGGTGAGGTCGAAGCCGTCACGAGCGGCGACATGTCCTTCGGACAGATCGACCTGTACCCGCACGACGTCTTCGCGCTCTGCACGCTGTCGAATCGTCTGATCGAGCTGGGCGCTCCTGGTGCCGAGCAACTCGTGCGCACTCAACTGGCGCGCGACATCGGTCTCAAGATCGACGCGGCGGTGTTCAACGGCACGGGTGCCGCTGGTCAGCCGCTGGGCATCATGAACACGAGCGGCATCAACAGCCAGTCGTTCACTGGCGCTCTCGATGCGGCGACTTCGTACAACGAGCTCATCAACATGGAGCACAAGTTGTTCGAAGACAACGCGCAGACGGTCGGCGAGTTCGTGTGGGCCTTCCATCCGAACCAGTTCCGCCAACTGCGCAAGCAACTCGACACCGTGTCGAGCAGCGCGAACGTCAACCCGAAGGTTCGTCCGTTCATCGACGGCAGCATGATCGAGCGCGTGCTTGGTCACCGCTACGTGCTGTCGACGCAGTTGCCCAACGACAAGATCTTGTTGGGTGCGTTCGCGTCTTCGATGGTCGCGGAGTGGGGCACCATGGTCCTCGCGGCAAGCCGCGAAGGCACGAACTTCACGAAGCGCCAGACCCAGATCCTCGCCGGAATGACCGTCGACGTGGGCGTTCGTTTCCCCGAAGCCTTCTGCGTTTCGACTGGCCTCGCGGCCCAGACCTGATCTTCGATCAACAACTAGGAGAACACTCAGATGCAAATGGACTTCCGTTCACACCACAAAGTTGTGCAGGCCCTCAAGGCCGACAACTACAGCGCGGCAGTGGCCACATCCTCAGAGATCGACACCACGGGCTTCGCCGAAGCCGTGGTGATCTTCGACGCGGGTACGGTTGGCTCAAGCGGCACGGTCGATGTGATCGTGCGCGACTGCGCTACCTCGGGCGGCACCTATGCCGACCTGACGGGCGCGGCCTTCACTCAAGTCGTCGCAGCAAACGATGAGGCCGTGTATGTGGGTCGCATTCGTCTGAACAGCGCGACCGCTGGCACGACCGACAAGTGCGAGCGGTTCATCAAGATTCAGGCGACCGTGGGTACGGCTGCGTGTGATCTGGGCGTGACCGTCCTGTTGCTGAACGCAACTGGCACGAGCGTGACCTTGAACACGATGTCGTTCTCGATCGACTGATCCAGACGAGATGAGCACGAGGGCCGTCGTCGCCGAGCGCGGCGGCGGCCTTCTTTCTTCTGTAGGATCGCGGCATGAAGCTCATGATGGTGAACCACGGGAACGTCCTGCACGACCCGAAGGCCGCGGGCCTCAACAAGGTCTGGCTCTTGTCCGGCCAGACGCTCGACGTGGACGACCCGTGGGTCGCGCGCGAGATCGCGGGACAGGAGTACAAGCTCGTGCCGGCGCCGGTGGGCGCGGTGCTGACGTCGAAGGCCAAGTGGCCTGCGGCGCTGTTCAACAGGTACAAGGCATCGGTGCCGGCGATCACGCCAGACTCGCCGGAGCAGGAATCAGGTAGCGTGGAGTTCAAGCGGCGCGGCCGCAAGAAAGAGAGCAAGGGATGAACTTCGACGGCAAGAACACGATGCGGCCCTTGTCGCTGCTTGGAGCGACGACGGTCAGCAACACGACGCCGGTGCATAGCGTCTCGGTCGAGCCGAGCGGCTATCGCTACACCCTGTTCGTTCTGAATCAATTCAGCGCAACCTCGGTTGTCTACACGGCCTCTCTTCAGGAGAGTGACGACAACGTCAACTTTACGGACATCGGCGAAGTCGTGAGCGCGAACGTCGCCGCGACTGTGAATGCCAAGTCGTTCCTCGTGCGTCACGAGGCCGCGAAGAGGTACACGCGGGTCAGGTTCACCCGCGATTCGGGCGCGACCACAATCATCGGTGTGACGGCCGTCCAATACGGGAAGATCAACAGCAGCGAGGCAGCGTCCCTCATCCCTCTGGTGGCACAATGAGAAACGACTACAAGTCCGAGATGCGGATTGTCGGCATCCGCAGAAACAGCGTGACCATCACCGCTGCGCCCACGAACTTCACGAGCGTGGACACTCAGGGCTATCGCTCCTGCCTGTTCATCTGCCACGTCGACTTTTCGGTCGCTGGCAAGTCGATGACGCTGGAGGTTCAGGACAGCGACGACAACACAACGTTCTTCGCGACCAGCGCGTCCTACACCTTCACCGGCGATCAAGCTCTGACGGCTTGTCCTGCGTTGGTGGATGCATCCAAGCATCGCCGCTACGTTCGACTGGCCGTGACGGCATACCTTCCGTCAATCTCGCCTAGCTGCGTCGCGATCCTCTTCAACGAGAACATCACCCCCGACGCTCTTGCGAACGTCGATTCCGCGGTGCTCTGACCCATGGACTACACGACACGCGCACGAGTCAAGACGCTGCTCGGCATCGCGAATGCGGACGTGTCGCAGGACTCGCTCATCGACCAGCTCATCACGTCGGTGTCGGAGCGATTCGACGCCGAGATGCGGCGTCACAGCCTCCAGACCTCGCGCGTCGAGGTCTACCCGATCAAGCTCTCCCGCCGGCTGGTGACGCTGAAAGGCGCGCCCGTGAACGGCGCGGCGACGTTCACGATCAAGCTGAACGACACGACGGACTTCACGACCGCGACGACGCTCGTGCGCAACGACGACTACGTCCTGGAGGACACGGCCGGCGTTGTCCGTCTGGTGAGCCAAGGCACGCCGTTCACGGCCGGGTCGATGGCTCGGCCGATCCTGCCCTATTACATCCAGATCACCTACACCGGCGGTCTAGCGACGACGACGGCGAACCTGATCTCGAGCTACGCGGACCTCGCGCAGGCGTGCGACTTGCAGGTGGCCTACCTGCATCGTCGTCGGACGACGCCTGGTGGGAACGTGACGATGGGCGAGAGCTCGACGCAGTTCACGAAGGACTACCAGTTCCTCGACGAGGTTCGGTACACGCTGAACCGCTACAAGCGGATCGCGCTGTGAGCAAGTTCTCGTTCGACATCGAGGGATTGCGTCGCGTGCTGGCGAAGTTGCCGAGCGCGGTGGATGTCGAGATGCGGAAGGCGTTCCGCGCGCATGGAGCCTTCTTCGAGGGCTACATGAAGGCCAAGCGGTTCCGCGGCTACTCGGGCCCGAAGAACTCTGGCGTGCTGCTCCAGAATCGCAGCGGCTTGCTTCGCAAGTCGTTCTCGCACACGGTGGGCGGCGGGCTCGGTCAGGGCCAGCCGTTGACGCTCTTGGTGTTCAGCCAAGGCGCGAAGTACTCCCGCCTGCAAGAGTACGGCGGCACGATCACGCCGAAGCGTGCTCGCAACCTGACGGTCCCCTTGTCGGACAACTTGACCGCGGCCGGCGTCGCGCGCTACCCGAGCGCGCGGGACTTGCTTTCTCGCTACCCGAAGCAGGTCCACTTCCTGACCACGAAGAAGGGCAAGACGTTCATCGTGTCGGAGGGCAAGCCCGGCCGGCAGCGTGCCGAGCCGAAGTCGAGCGACTTGCAGTGGCTGTGGATCCTCAAGAAGTCGGTCGAGGTCCCGCCTCGTCTGGGCTTCCGGGATTCGTGGCGATCGGTCGCCGTGACGAAGGACCGCGTGGTTCGATTCAACGAGGCCGTCAAGCGCGCCGCGGCGCGCGCGGGGAGCTGACCTCGTGGCCCTCTACACTTGGACCATGTGCCCGGCGCGGCTCATCGAGACCAGCATCCGGCGCGCTGTGCAGGCTCCCCAGCAGAGCGGCCAGAGCCGTGCCCGCCAGATTAACGAGCGGGCGCTGCGGCGCTGGGATCTCGTGTACGACAGCTCGGACGGAATCCTCGACGAGGTCGAGCGCGTGTGGGACTTGGTCTATGGGCCCGTGGGCGCGATCAGCTACACTCCTCCCGGTGGTTCGGCGCTCGACGTTCGGTTCGCCGACGACACGCTCGAGCGCGTGCGGCGCAGCTCGCAGACGGGATCTGTTACCGTGACGTTCGAGGAGATCCGCTGATGGCATACCCGGCATCGACAACCGTCCGAGAGTCGATCTTGTCGAACATCGACACCGTGCTCGCGGCGATCGCGACGACGCCGGCGACGTACAAGACGGTGCCGAACACGGTGCGTCGCTGGGGCGGCAACGCCTTCGAGGTGCCGACCTATCCGTGTCTGATCGTCGTGCCGCAGGGCGAGACGCACGACGACAGCCGGCTTGGCATCGTGGAGCATACGATGGATCTCCTCATCGTGTGCGGCGTCTACGATTCCGCATGGAAGACAAGCTTGCAGGATCTCGTGACGGACGTGCGCGTTGCGTTGACCACGGACTGGACTCGTGGCGGCAACGCGCTGACGACGAAGATCCTCAGCGATCAAGTCTTCGAGGCCGACCCGACGAACCCGCTGGCCGAGGCGCAAGTCACGGTGCAGGTGTTGTATCGAACGCTGTACGGCGACCCTACCACCAAGTACTGAGAGAACCACATGGCACTGACAAGACTCCAACAGCTTTGCATCGCGGCCGAGAGCGTCGAAGGAACTGCGGTCGCTGCGGCTACTTTGTTCTCCGCGTCCAACGCGAAGTATTTGGCGATCGATCCTTCGATGACCTTCGAGGTCGAGACCTACCAGCGCGACGTCGCGCGGGAGAGCTTCACTCCGTTGTCGCCTCTGGCCGGCGCGGTGCTTGGCTCTTGTTCGTTCTCGCTCGAGATGTCGGCAAAGTCTGCCTCGCCCATCACGATCTCGAATGCTCCTCAGTGGGATCTCCCTCTGACGGCTTGCGGCTTCCGTCGCGAGCGTCTGATCCGGCTGACCTTGTCGGCGGGTGTCACGACCAACGCGATCGCGCACGGCACTCTGCTCACGGCCACGGGTACTGCCACGGCGATCGGCAACTACCCGATCGGCTCGACGACCGTGTGGTGCAGCAAGGGATCGGACAATACTCTGGGCAATACT